TGATGAAGCAAAGAGAAAATTTTATACGTCTGCATTGTGGAAAAGAATCGTTCAGACGGTAAAGGCTCGTGCCGATGGCCTTGACGAATATCAGATGAAAGTTAATGGTCGGATTGAAGTCGGCACAGTCGTTCACCATATTTATACACTTGATGAGCGACCTGACTTAAAATTTTCTTTAAGTAATCTGATTCTGGTTTCTGCAAGAACTCACAATCAGATTCATGCAGAGTATGAACGCGACAGCGAATCAAAAATTCAACTGCAAAAAATCTTGTCTCAAATTCGCGAAGACGGCAGGGGGCTTTGAAATTGTTTAAAGCTAAAAGGGAATCAACCGCGCCTGCCTTTTCTCGTGAAGAAATGCCAGAAATGGCGGTATAGTTCCGATGTTCACTTCCGCATTTCACTTTGTGAAAGGCAAAAAAGAAAGGTGGTGGAGATAATGGCAGGACGACCGAGGAAAGTAGTTGACGTGTCGACAGGGAAAATCGGTAAACAAGCACGACTGAACAGACGCATTCAAGAAGAAGAAATAAAAGTGTCGCGAAATGCTCTGGAAGACGGGGCTCCGATATGGTTGTCCGAAACTGCCGCCGCAGAATATAACCGAGTAGTAGCGGAGGCAAAGACAATAGGGCTTTTTGATAATCTGGATTTAGCGATACTTGCCATATACGCCGATTATTTCTCCTTGTATGTCGAAGCGTCAAAAAAAGCGCGGGAATGTGGAATGGTCATAGAAGTCGGCGACAAAGAAATTCCTACGGCTTTTATTGCAATCATGGACAAAGCGGCTACTCAAATTCTAAAGTGCTCAACGAAATTGGGATTGGCAGTTACAGACCGTTTGAAATTAATCGTGCCAACCAAAGAAGAAAAAAAGAAAAACAAATTCGTGGAATTTCTGAACAATGGATAGAACTACGGATTATGCAAAGCTTGTTGTCGCGGGGAATAAGTTATGCGGGCGTTCGGAATATTTAGCGTGTAAGCGGCATTTGGACAACATGTCCGACAAAAATTTTCCTTATATCTTCGATAAAGAAATAGCCGAACGGCACATTTCGTTAGCAAATACCTTGACAATAGGCGAGGGCGAAAATCCGCAGAAGCTTAGAACACGAGGTTTCCAAGATTTTATTATCGGCTCGTTGTTCGGTTGGCGCAGAAGATATTCAAAGGAACGTCGCTTTCGCGAAGCATATATTCAAATGGCACGTCAAAACGGGAAGTCATTCCTTGGCGGCGAACTGTGCAACGATTTCGCAACTTTTAGCGGCTATAAACAAGGCAGAATCTTTTGTACCGCTACTAAGCAGGAACAAGCGAATATAGTTTGGGACGAAATTGCAAAATTTATAATGTCGGACGTTGATTTGAAAGAGCTTTATAGAGTTCAGACGTATTCGCGAACAATAACGTCGAAAGTGACAGGAACACAAATTCGCGCGATCGGTCGAGATACAAAATCCGCAGATGGTTTTCGTTCGATTTTGGCGGTAACTGACGAATTGCACGCTCATCCGAATAACCAAATGTATAAGTTAATGCAGGACGGGCAGATAAATGTTACAAACAGCTTGATTTTGGCAATAACGACCGCAGGATTTAACTTGAACAGTTTCTGTTATGAGCATTACAAATTTTGCAAAAAAGTTTTGTCGGGAGCGATTGAAAAAGAATCGCTCTTTATTTTTATAGCTGAACTTGATGAGGGTGATGACGTTTGGAATCAGGAGAATTGGGCGAAGGCAAATCCGTTGTTGCTTTGGAATGAGGATAACACGCTAAATAAAGCAATGTTGGCTCGTATGGCGGAAAAAGCGATTGACGCTAAAGAAAAGCAAGGAAACGAACTTATTAATTTCCTCACGAAGTCGCTTAATCAATGGGTAACTTACGCCGGTGGCGCGTGGCTTGATGCTGAAAAGTGGAGTGCGTGTGCTTGTGCCAAAAAAATTTCCGATATGCGCGGACGGGAATGCTACTTAGGCATTGATTTAAGCTCCGGCGGCGATTTAACGAGTATTGCGCTGGTATTTCCGCCGCCGATGAATGATGACAAAATTTATGTTTGGTCAGTATCCTTTATGCCTGAATTACGAGTGCAGGAGCATGAAAAGACAGACGACGCGCCTTACAGGTTATGGGCAAAGTCACAACAGTTGATTTTAACTTCGGGAATGTACGGAATAAAAACGGATTATCAAAAAATCATTTCGACGTTAAAAGATTTGATAATCCTGTATGACTTAAGGATAATCGGCTGCGGATACGACGCTCATAACATTGCGGGGATATTGGCACAACTCGAAGAAATATTGCCTTGCGACTTAACAGAAATCTCACAATCCGCAAGAAGTCTTTCAGATGTAACGATAGACTTCAAACAATCGGTTGAGGCGGGGATAATTCGTTATGACAAGCAAAATGCATTGCTAACTTGGTCAATGGTTAATGCGGTATTGAGCGTTCCAAATTCTTTTGGTGAAGTCAAAATAGACAAAGTTAAGCAGAGTAACAGAATCGACCCGTGCGACGCGATATTGGACGCCTATAAACTTTACTTTGAAGACAAGAAAGACAAGGTATCGGAAGGTGAAGATGCACTGGCGGCATGGTTGAACGCCACGAACAAAAAAATTTGACCATAAAATCTGTTCTTCGTGGAGGAGGACGACGATGAATTACCAAATTCAACAGGGCGACTGCCTCGAACTGATGAAGACAATCCCTGACGGCTCCGTCGACGCTATCGCAACAGATCCGCCGTACTGCGTGGGCGCAACGAGCAACGGGACAAAGGCGTCGTTCAGTGATTTTAACCTAATGCGTCCGTTCTGGGAGTTGTGCTTTGATGAGTGGCGGCGCGTCCTAAAAGACGGCGGGCACGCGTATTGTTGCACGGATTGGCGCACGTATCCATTTTTGTATCCGTTGATGATTAAATATTTGCGAGTGCGAAATTTAATCGTGTGGGATTACGGTTGGATAAAGGCGGGGAATTTTTATCGCCCGACGCACGAACTGATAATGTTCGCGACGAAAGGCGACAGCGAACGAAAATTTTCAAAAAAAGAATCGGACGTGTGGCGTGCATAAATTTCACCAACCCGAAAAAGTTTCACCCGTCACAAAAGCCGGTTGAGCTAATGGAGCGCATGATAAAAAATTCGTCGACAGAGAGCGGCACGATACTTGACGCGACAATGGGCAGCGGTTCAACGGGCGTGGCGTGCGTGAATACGGGCAGAAATTTTATCGGGTTTGAACTTGAAGAGAAATTCTTCGAGATATCGCAGAAACGAATAGACGAAGCGATTGCCAAACGTGCGCAGTCGCTTTTTTGATTGGCTACAGTGCCGAGAGCGGCAAAGGTGGTGAATGAGTTTTGAATTTGTTGGACAGAGCGAAAAATAAAGTCATAGCGTTGCGGCGTGCGTGGAATGAGGCAGATCCGTCGAAGATAACGATGTCTTCGATAATGGAGCTGTTCAGTGGCAAAGCTTATAATGAAATTTCAGATTTAGGCGAGATAACCTATTTTACGTGTCTAAAAACGCTTGCCGAGAGTTTAGGGAAAATGCCTGTGTACTTAATGGACGCGGATAAGCGAAGAATAACAAACCATAATATGAGCTATCTGTTGCAAGTGTCTCCTAATTCCGTGCAAACGCCCGCACAGCTGTTTGCTTATTTTGAGTTCTGCCGCAACCATTATGGCAATGCATACGGTTTCCTTAAAAAAGATTCTTATTCTAAGATTGAGGAAATAGTGCCCTTGAATCCTCGCCGAGTTCAAATTTGGATATCGAGTAGCGCGGAATTCTTTTCACGACCTTATTACTACTTTTACAGTGACGAGAGGACAGGAAAAAGTTATTGGATTCCGCCCGAAGATGTACTTCATTTTAAATCATGGATAACGGAAGACAGTGGTATTGCCGGAAAATCAGTGCGTGAAATTCTTGTGTCGTCGTTCAGCGGCATAAAAGCAAGCTCAAAATTTCTTTCCGACCTTTATCAGCACGGGTTGATTGCCAATGCGGTTGTTAGATTCACGGGCGATTTGAAAAGAGGAAGTCAAGACTCGTTGCTCAATGAAATAGAAAGACAAGCGCGAGACAATAGCCGCCGAATGATAACCTTACCAATGGGCTTTGATATTCAGAAACTGGACTTAACTCTTGCCGACAGTCAATTTTATGAGCTGAAAAAGTATTCGGCTTTGCAGATTGCGGCGGCGTTTGGAATACAGCCCTTTCAGCTTAACGACCTTGAAAAAAGCTCCTACGCGAACGCGGCAATGCAAAACTTGGAGTTTTATACTTCGACGTTGTTGTTTATCTTAAGCAGTTACGAACAGGAAATGAATCGTAAACTGCTGACGAACAAGGAAATTGCAAAAGGGCTTAGTTTTAAATTTAATGTGGCGACAATCCTGCGCGGGGACGTACAACAACAAGCAGAGATAATTCAAAGCTTGGTTAATTGCGGTGTTTACTCTCCGAATGACGCAAGGCGTTGGCTTGACCAACCGCCGATTGAGGGCGACGCAGGAAATCAATATTTGGTTAATGGTTCAATGGTAAATATAACGGACGTGGGAGCTGCCTATAAGCCAAAGCAAGATTAGCCGTTCTGCAAAGGATTACTTATGAGCAGAGATGGATTTAACGGGGCGAAAAATTCTTTCTTCAGTATTATCACCGTGTCTAATCCTATAGCGTAAAATTTCAGCATCAATACCGCTTTTTTCAGACGCTTCAGAAACATGTAGTTTTTCGCCTTGGTATTCAACTTCAATATTATTTCGTTTATTTCGTTGTTGAGTTTTTCTGTCAGCCCAGCGGACGTTTTCAGGTTCATAGTTCCCGTCGTTATCGATTCTATCTATTGAATAGTCATCTTCGCCATAATGTTCAAGTTGAGATACATAATCATAGAACGCTTGAAAATCGTTAATCCATTTCGGAAACATTGTAATACCGCGTCCACCATAAGCTGGAAAATGGGAGCTATTAGGATTAAAACAGCGGTCTTTAATACCTACCCAAATGTTATAAATTTTTGTGTTCGACATTCCGTGTTTACGTGCTTGTTCATTTACAATGTTTCTTTTACAACCGCAAGACGTTCTCCTTGCCTCTCTTAAAGATTTGCCCGTTGCAACAATAGTATTTCCGCAATCGCATTCACAAAGCCAACAGGCACGTCCTTTTTTACTTTCGGTGCGAGAGATAACAGTTAATTTACCGAATCTTTGTCCTGTTAAATCAATAATTTTCGGGCTTTGAAAGCGGTTATTATCATTAAATTTTTCAACGCATGTGGCGGTTAAGTCGCGTTCGAGGACGTCGAGGCGGTGGCGTTCAAAATCGTTAGTGGCGTTGTCGCGGAGTACTTGCAGAGCGGCAATGACTTCGGGTGTAAACTTCATGATGAATCAACCCTTTCTTGACTTGTCACGCAGGGACTGATAAAATCAACTTGCAGAAATGCAAAAGAGAATCC